ATGACCAGGTATTCCTGTTATCGTAGTAATGTAACCTTTTACAAAAGTTAGTAACCTATCAAATTTATCAAATCCAATATTAACTCCTCTGTCTAATCCATTTTCATACAAATCAAATATTTCGTTTTCCATGTCTTGAATTGTAAACACACCTTCCAATGGATAATCTTTTGCATCTTGTATACTTTCAATTATTCCTTGTATTCCAAACTTTTGTAAACATTCGTTTGCATCTTTACAATCCTTAAAAGTTACCAGCTTACATTTTTCTTTTCCTAAACGAGTTGCAAACTCTTCAGTTAATTGTCTCCCAGCATTATCATTATCAAAACAAAGATAAATAGTTGGAGTTTCATTAAATCTTTCAGATATGTAATCAAAGTATTGTAAATTGTTATTTGATACATTTGCTCCGTTCGGAACGCTTAAAACGTTTTTATAACCACTTTTATACATTGATAAGGCATCAATCTCACCTTCTACTAAAAAAGCGTTTAAATCGAATTTAAATAAGTTTAAACCATAAAATATAAGTTTAGCATCTTTATGCAGTTTAAAATTCTTTCTTGCATCCCTATATTTGATGTTTATTAGTTCGTTGTTTTCATCAAAGTAATTAAATTGAATTGTGTTTTCATCTTTTTGAGTTTGTGGCATCCATTCAACACCTTCTGTAATTTTCCAATCATTTATTGTTTTTTGGTCTAAACCTCTTTTCTCAAACCATTTAATTGCTTTGTCGGATAAATCAGTTTTGTTTTTCCATTCAGGCTTAACATAAACTTTTTCATCTATTGCAATTTGTTTAGGAAGCCATCCTTTCCAGTTACAATGATTGCAATGCCAAACTTGTTTATATAAATTAACTCCTAAACATTTATCAGTTTTCTTTTTGCGCTCATGTGAACATTTTGGGCAGGTAGTGTAAACTTGCCCTGTGTATTTTCCATTAGGAATAATTATATTGTAATCTGAATAAGTCATTAGTAAATCATTTGATTTGGGTTAGTTGGATCGTACTTAATTTGTTTTTCTTTAATAAATGGTAATGTATTTAATAATTTAGTTTTCCAATTTATTATTTTTTTATCATTACCATCTTTCCAATTATTATTTATCCAAGATTCATATTTTAATTTTACAGCTTCAGAATCTACATTTGGTTTTTGTTCAATTGCATAAGATAAAAAAGAATTTAAATTAGGTATATTATTATTTATTTCTTTTACTTCTTCTTTTACTTCTTCTTTTTCTTGTTTATTAGGGGGTATTATAGACCCTTGCATAGGGGGTTTATTAGGGTTAAATTCTTCATCTTTTGTAATATCATAATAACCCTTAACCTGAGCATCAATAGAATGTTTCTGTGATATATAGGCAAATTTTGCCATACCTTTTAAATTAGGTTCTATATTTTTAAATTGCTTATTAAATAAAGCATCGTAAAAAGCTAACCTATCTTTATCATTTAATTCACTTGCAACTTCAAAATAACTTATATAAAATTTAATTGCTTTTCGCATTTATAGAAAATAAAAAACCCTTCGGCTTTCGAGGTAACGGACTCTACTCACCAAAGGGGTTAAAATAATATTACTGATGCCGTTACTCATCTTTTGCAAATATACAAAAAGTTTTTTAATTATTCCAATCCTTTGTAAAATTCTTCACGCATATTTGAATTAATAGTGTGATAAATGTCTCCGATTTTATCCAAGTATTCACCCTCAGTTATATTCCTTTTTTCAAGTTGTTCTAAAAGTTTAAAACCGATTCTTTGCCATAGATTAAAGTCAGCCAGCATCTTTTGTTTATATTTACCTGTTAAGTGAGTGCTTTGCTCAATTGTTGCCTTGAATAAACCAATTAATAAATGGCTTTCAAATTCAAGTTTTGCTTGTTCAGGTGTTAGTGTTTTTTCCATGTTCTTTGATTTTTAATTTATAAACTTTGATTAATTCTTTGATTTCATCCAATGTTAGTTTTAAAGCATCCCCTCTTTTATTCATTAGTCTATTGTAAGCATCCTGCCCTATTCTTAAAGGTAAACGTAATCCGTATTCAATTTGATTACCATGTTGATGTTGATTGCAAAAAATACATTGAGCGTGAACATTATCTTCATCAAACCTTAGATTAGGATAACGACCAACTGATAAATGATGTCCAGCATCTCGTTTGCCTGTTAATGGTCTATCACATGAAATACAAGGCTTTCCTTCATCCCTTAACCGAATATACTTATTAAACACTATTTGAAGTAAACTAAGCCATTCAGTTCTGGTCCTGGTGTTTTCAATCATTACTTTCTTTTTCTCTTTCCATACCTTCGCCTCAGCTAACTTAGTTGCACATTTAGTTCCGCAAACTACCTGAGTGGTTTTAAAAGGAGTGAAGCTGCCACCGCACTCCTTACATTTTTTATCTTTAATTTTCTTTTTCATTAAGATATTTTATTGCGCCATTTAAAGTATTTTTAGATTGTGTTTCTGCATTAGGAAAAGAAGGATAAAAATCTGCAAATCCTAATCTTCTTGCCTTTCTTATTATTTGATTTTCATCTTTAGTTAATTCAGGATAATTTATTTCATCCCATTGGTCTTTTGATTTTTCTTTTGGTGTCATGATTTTTTTCCATTAAATGATTCAAAATATTGATTAAATAGTTCCCTTGCTGCTATTACTTTTTCTTTCATCTTAGCGTGTACTTCTTCGTTTGCGTTTACTCGATAAATAAACAGTCCTAAGTCACTTATAATACGAGGATCAAAGGATACGAAATCACACCATTTGCGGCCGCTTAAAAGCATATAGCATTGCATCTGATAATAGTATTCAGGCTGTTCACTTAAGAATGTTTCATCACTTGTAATAAAGCAATGCTTTAAATGATTAGCTCCATTAAACGGACACTTTACTTCAATTAACCCATCTTCGCCTACTAAGCCATCAGGACTGCCTGTTAATCCTTCTATTTCGTTTGAATAAAGCATTAAGCTATCTTTAACCTCATTGCCTGTTACGGATGAATAAAATTTCTTAGCAGTTGGCTCATGTTCGTTGCCCCACTCAGTTGCAAAGTTATTAACCCCTTGCTTTACTTCACCTGATAGCTTTTCCCAAACCTTTTCAAGTATGTATGTTTCAGCTGTTTTGGATAGAACGTCCTTTTTAGAACGTGCTTCAGTCATAATTTTCCACACCTCGGATCCGGTGAAATTGCCTTGTCGGTTAATAAACCACTCAGGGCTGTATATTTCAATTGTTGATTCCATTATTGTAATTGTTTTTTAAGTTCATCTTTTAATTGATTTATTTCTACATTTAATTTAGCTTCATTACTTAATGTAGTCCATATGTTTTGTAATTCACTTAATGTACTTGCACCTTTTAAAGTGTGTTTTATTCCAATTACATTTAAGGGCTTTACTTCTGTTTTAACTAATTTTTCTTGTTCGCCAGCTGCGTCTGTATCTTTGTCGGTAACAATACCCAAAACACTGCTCAAACAGTACCTTCTTAAATAACTTATGGCAGAACCCATTACTTGAAATTCATTCATTCCTTTAAGCATTACACCTTGAGGTATTTCAATAACAGATTCAATTGTTTCCCCTGTTTCTGTATGGAATACAATTGTTTTAACACAATTACCCATTATAGGCTGAGTAAAGCCTAAGTTGTGTTTTTTAAGTAAAGGATTGATTTTATCAAAGATAGTTGGAAGATCCGCATATGAATATCCGTAACCTTTTGTTTCTTTGTGAATTACAGGCACTTCTTGTTGGAATGCTGCTAATGATTTGAATAAACTTTGTTTTTCGTTCTTTTCTGTTGTTTTCATATTATTTGTTTTTAAATTAATCTAAAATCCAAGTACTTCCGTATGCCTTACCATTCATGCAGCATTCTTGACAAGCCGCTCCAGCTTTATGTGCAAAATTATCATTACAATGCTTGCATTTTAATTCAGGCTGCATAATCATCATTATTTGATAATAAGTAAATTTAGGAACATTTACTTCAAGTTTATTATCTGTATAATAAGGTTCAAAGCCAGCTTCTTTTAATGCTTTGTATTTTTCTGAAGCTGTTGTTGGTGTTCCTAAAATGCTAACAGTTTTCATATTTTTGATTTTACTTGGTTATATACTTCTTCAAATTGTTCAGCTGTGATTTCTTCATATTGAAAAGGAAAATTCATTAAATATCCACTTACTTGAATTTGATATTCATTTTGAAAACAATAAGCAGTAGTTGTTTTGTTTTCTTCAAGTTTAAAATAATGATGATTGTTTTTTCTGTAAGCTGGTAAGGTTACTTCAACCTCAACTGTTTCTTTTTTTTCAATTGTAATTTTCATGATAGATTGATTTAATTATGTTTATTTTTACGTTTTTGTAGTGAATAGATCAAAACGGAAGTCCATCGTCCTCTATTTTAGGAGTGTATTTTGTCTCATTAGGATAGGTTTTTGTTTCAGTATTTTTTTTAAAAGGTTCTTGGAATGATGCGCTAAAATACTTAGTCCCTTTTTGACTTTCTTTGAACCATAAAGATATTTCCATGTCCTTACCGTTTACAGTTACAGTTCCTTTGTAATCTGGTTGAGTATCTTTTGTTTTATTATTATTCTTAAAGATAGCTCCTGAGTTGTTTTTGTTTTTACTTTCCATGTTGTTTTTGTTTTTTGTTAGTGATTGTAAATTCTTTGTAATTAACTTTTGTTTTAGGATTCTGCTGCCAGCATTCATTAATAGTGTAACCTTTTTTTCTAATTTTAGCCAATACTTTGTGAAGGTTAAGTGTGCCACACGCACATTCTTTTTTAGTGATCTGATAGGCATTTGAGCCAGTAATCACAACGCCACCTAATAGCGCATCGAGGATTGCTTGTTCTTGTGTTTTCATGGTTACAAATTTAATAATTAATTTTTAACTGAATTATAATTTAAAAAATTATCCGTAATTGTTTCTAATTGATTTTGAAGCACATAGTATTTTTCCGTTAAGTTTTGGTCGTAAAGCTCTGCTCTTTGTACCTCTCCTAACTTTTCAGCAGTATCATACAACTCACTTTCTATTCTATGTATTTCATTTAAGGTATATAAACTTCTATTAGTTAACCCATCTGTATAAAATTTATTTTCCATACTTTTTAATTTTTAAGTTATAAAATTCTTCTATTAAGTCCAGTAAATCGTCATGGCATTCACCATCTTTAAAAGCCCTTCCGATTGTTACTAAGCTAAATGGTTTTTTCTTTTGTATGCTTAATCTTTTAATTTTTGTGTGATCACCAAATGTGTAGTAATCACTCATCTTTGTTTTAATTGTTTCTGGTATTTTCATATTACTTGTTTTAATTGATTTTTAACATCTAAACTTTTAAACATCTTAATTAGCTCCTGGCATAGTTGGAAGTTCCAGTCATTTTCATATTGGTTATTTCCTATGAATATTTTATGCCTTCCTACCACTTGCCCCTTTTCAAAGAATTGAAAGTAAAATTGAGTTTCAGAATCAGTAATAAACATTTCCATTACTGTATTTTCTAAATTAACTCTACTTATATTATTCCTATTGTAAAGTATTAAGTTAGCGTCTATAAACCCGTACCAATACTCTAAATTGTTGTTGAGTTCTACATAATTTGCGTTATTCATAAATTAATTTTTTAATGGTGTTATAAACTTCGTTGTATTCACTTTCAGTGATTTGTTCATAGCTGCATGGATATTGCATCATATATTGAGTAACTGTAATAGATTGCTCATTTTCACCTAAAAATAAAACAGTTGTTTTTGTTTCTTCTATCATATAGTAGTGATAGGATTGTTTAGTAAAAAGTGGAAGTTGAACCTCCACTTGTACTTTTTCTTTGCGTTCGATTGTGATTTTCATTTGTTTGTGTTTTTAATTATAAAGCAAATATAAAGCAAATTATTATATAAATGCAAATAAATTTTTATTAATTATCGTAACTAATTGATAATCAACACAATTATTTTTAATAAAGTTTATTATTTTATCAGTTTATCTAACTGATTTTGCTTTTGTGCTGATCCTTGACTAGACCCGAAAAAATAAGATATTACTTGTGTACATACTGCGGAAAGTACGCCTAACACGTAGATTATAATGTCTTTCTCGTTTCCTACTTCTCTAAACATTAAAACGTAAAATAAAACAAATGTTAGAATAATAACTGCCAATGCTAAAATAGGTGTTATAATCTTATTCAGCAAAGGAGCTTTGTCGCTTGTAGCTATTTGTATTTCTCTATTACGAGCAGATTCCATTTCCTTTTGGTACACTTCTAATTGCTTAGTGTGTTCAGCTTCCATTGTCTTTAATTCTTCACTTATTATTTTACGAAGTTCTAAATTAACAGCATCTTTTTCCTCTTTAGTTTGAACAAACCTATCTACTGCACCAGCTACTTTATCAACTATTTCACCAGCTCCTCCAGAAAATATTTTTTGAAATATATTAGGCATAAAAATTTTTATTATATTTGCTCATCGTTCTTTGTGTTTTTCTTCATTTATATTTTAAAATCATAAAGCACCCCGTAAGGTGCTTTTATTTTTTATACTATTTCTATTGTGTGAGGTTCTTGATTATGTAACAACAAACGATTAACTAAATCAGTTTCCGCTTTCGTGCTTTCAAATATTGAGTTTTCACTTTTTTTATATCCAACAAGCAAACAACCTAAACTATGATCTGCTGTGTTCCCTCTGTGGATAAGAACACCATCAAAGCCCTTAATATCTAAAATACGTGGTAACATCCTTTTGAACTTAGGGGATTGATTAACTATCAATTTATAAGTTCCTAAAGGTATTGCAGTTTTACCAAATATCTTTTTACCTTGAATAAAAAGCAAAGAATCTGTTTGTTTTAATCCCCTGTCTTTATCTTCTAAGGTATAACAAAAAAACTCACCATTTATAAATAGTGAGCCGATAGTACATATATCGTTTTTAACTTCACGAATTACTTTCAGTTTCATCTTCTATTTTTTTAGGTAATACAGCTTGTTCTGGTTTGTTATATAAGTTTTGAAAACGCTCACGTTCTAAACAGTTATAAAGTTTCTGTTCTAAGTTTTCAACTCTATTGTGTGTATGCCATAGCCATAATACTAAAACAGCAGTTGCGCCATGTTTCTTTATTAATTCTAATGCTTCTTTCATAATTAATTAATTGGTGGGAATGGTGCAGGTGGTACAAATATTTCAAAAGGATAATCTAATAAATAAGAATATTCACTTTCTTTAATTTCATTTTCATATTCAGGTGTTGTAAATAAAAAAGATTTATTATTTATATCCTGCGGGAAAAAGAAAAATGTATCTTCATCTAATGCAACTCCCTGTAATTCTAGTGCCGTTTCATCTGGGATTAATCTTCCTAATTGTTCCATAGTTATACGTTTATTCCAAAATAAGTCATTAATGTATTTACTCTTGTATAAAAATTAGATGCTTCAGCATCCGTTAATCCATCTCCAAATGATAAAAAAGAATATTCATTCGTAAAATAAGTATTGGTTGTTCTTAATTTTGCAATATATATTGATTGAGTATTTCTTCCAGTAGATGCTGTTGTTAAAGAAAAAACTTCTGTATTATTTATTCTGTATTTTTTAGAATTACTAGCTATTCTATTTATTATATTAAGACCTCTTATATTATTTGTTTGCGACAAAAAAGCAGAAGTACTGTCGTTTATTCTTACAGAATAATTATTACTTGTTGTTATTTTTGGAAATAAATAAAAAGCATTATTTAATGTACCTGCATCTTCTGTACTAAATGCTGGACCATCGGTAGTGGTATTATTTCTTAAATAAGAACTACCATGTATGGAATCTTGCCCCATTGCAGTAGGAGCTAAAAATGTATCAGCATAAGCATTTGTAGGTGTCATACCTGAACTTGAAAAAGCCCAACTTGTTCCATGAAATGTTAATCTAAAAGCAGGGTTACTATCAACTGGATTAACTAAATTCCATTTGCAACTTGATGCACTTCCCCAAATAGGTAAGTACATTGCTTTTATCTTGGTGTAAATGCCATCACTTTTAAGACCTAAATAAAATGTATTAATTGCGTTTTTATCCGCATCACTTGTTATTGCTGTATTAGCAGTAAAGTAAGCTAAAGCATCAGCATCGTAAGCTACAGCACCACCAGCTACAGAGTAATCACGCGGGGTTAAACCTAATGATAGTTTCATTCTGCGTAAGCTATGATTGAACCACTTGTTAACTGAAGATTTGTAAATACAGCATCACCAGGTGCGTAAATAATAGCTCCCTGTTTAAGTGTTTTACTTCCTAATCCTATTGAAGTTAAATAATTAGTAGTAGTATCTGGGGCAAATCCACCAGTTAATTTAGCAACTACTGTATCGGCTTGTACAATAAAACAATAGTATTTTTTTCCAGTTCTTTCAACTGTGTTGTCTATATATTCACAACCTCCATTTGCTGTTAATCTTAATGCGTTTGCCATTGTCTTTTATTTTTTAAAGTACCTTAATTTATATGTTTTGTCAAATAATTAAATATCCAGATATTCTTACACTCTGCACAACATTAGTTTGACCTATTGATAAAATTCTTAATTCTAATAAATCATTTTCATTTGCAGATAATGTAAAACTATAATTATTAGTTCCGTTTTGAATTAAAAAATTGCCTATTTGTACTGATGTGTTTTGAGTTATATTGTTTAAAAATATTCTTGGTGTTGTTCCAACTGATGCCCCTGTACAAATAGTTCCAATTACTAATTTTTTAAACGTTCCTGTTTTTGGTGATCTAATATAGTGACCAACTCTAGTACTTGGTGGTGTAGCTGTTTGAATAGGTAAATCAGATATTAAAGTTCCAAAATAATAATTACTACTTCCTATATTTCCAGCAGTTAACCAACCCACAGGAATACTTATAACTCCGACTGTATCTGCATATGTTTTTACCGCTTGTACAGTTGGATATAAAGTATTATTTACAGTAGAAAAATCAGTAGCTTTATTTGCAGAATTTTCAGGTGTGTAACCAACTCCTACATTTAATATTGACCAATTTGTAGATGTTTGACCTGGTGAATCAGTTAAAGCTCTAATTGAACTACCAACTACTACTGAAGTACCACCCAAAGTACCTCCGACTGAAATATACCATAGGTCTCCTTTTAATATCGCCCCTGCTGTACCACTTCCACCAGTTGAAGGAAAAACATTTCCACTTGCATCATAGTTTCCTCTATCGTCTAATAATCCAGTAACTGAACCATCTACATAGGTTTTAACTGCCTTTTGACTTGGGTATAATGTATCACTATTAGCATTTAATGTTCCATCAATACTTTTGTTTACTGTGTTTTCTGGTGTGTAACCTAAAGCTTGTACTATAGTTTTATTCTCATATCTTGTTGTACCTGAACTCCAAAATATACCATCATTATGACTTGGTTGTGGCACATAAACATTATGCAATTCACCTATTTCAAATCCGTTTGTAATCTTTACATATATTTTACCCTGATTTTGATGTGCGTGAACAACATAACCCATCACAACTAAATGATTAGGAGCTGTTGGCTGAATATTACTTAAATTACCAGGTGTTGTTGAATCTAAATAAAGTACATTTCCATCTTCCCATGTTTGCCCTTGTAAGCTTCCAGTAGTATTTATTCCTGTAATTTCACCAACTGTTATAAGTTTACCACTTGCATTGTTATTTATATTCTCATATACTATTCCAATTGTATCTGTACTATTGCCATTTGAATCAGCTAAAGCATAATCAACAGCTAATCTTTGACCTTGCGCATCTGTAACTTTCATTACTTTATATTCACTTGCTAAAAGATTATCGCCTGTTTTATTTACTACTGTTAAATATAAATGTTCAGGATAACCTGCGCTACCTTCTGGAACATAATCTAATTGAGTCCATGTTTGAACTCCATCACCTATTTTAAATCTTTGTTGGTCTGTGCCACTATAAAAAACATCACTTGTAAATGCAACTTCACCAGCTAATAATATAGGATTGTTTGTACTCCAATTTGCTGCCGTGTCTCTTCGTAATTGTATTTTCGCTGTTAATGTACTCATGCTTGTACTATTTGATTTGTGTAAACTGTTGAACTCGAACCTCCATCTATTTGATTAATTACTAAAACTTGATATGTTTCACCGCCTTTTAAAGTAGTTATTACATTTCCGTTTTGATCTATAATAGTTACTAAATTTGAAGTACCTACATTAGTAATTGTTGAATCAAAAGGTATTTGGCAAGTATCATATTTAAATGGCTGTTTTAATTGCACATCAAAATAGTAACCTGCATCTTCGTCGTCAAATCTTGGTTCGCTAAATGGATTTAAAGTAATATTATCGGTTATTAATTTCCAACCGTATATAGTTGAGCTTAATTGTGAAATAACATCTAAACAAATTTGCTGCATATCACTAAACAGCTCTAATTCATTCTTTTTGCCTTTAATTAAACGATCCATTATATAAATACGCAAAACATAAATATAGGCATTACCTTGAACTTGTGGTGCTTCGTAATCGACCCACATTGCTGGGTAGTTTGTTATTCCACTTGTTGCAAATTCTACTACACTACCATTACCAAATGAATTGATTTGATAGTGAGCATTTGCAATATTATTTAGGTTCTTTATTGTTTGATTTAGTGTTATCATTCAAATATTGTTTCAATATTTCAATTTTATTGAATAGCTTATAACCGCTTTTTTTTGGTTTAGTAGCGTTTTCTTTTTTCAAATTTTTCTTCATAACTTGAATATCTTATATTTCGCCCTGTGTAAATTCCTTGATCGTATGAATAATTTTGAGGGTAAATAGTATCAAACCCACTTCCAGGATTATCATATAAAGGATATAAACTTGCATTTTGCAATAAATAATCAATTAACCTTCTTGTATGATATTGAGCTTTGTCAGTTACCATAGCCATAAACCGATCCAATTCAGTAAAATCAACACCTGTGCTATTGTCGCTGTTTTTTCTTACTATATTCTTGTTTGTTACCTTATAAGTTAAGAATGGAGCAGCTTCTACCATAGTCCACCACTTTAAAGCTGGTATGATATAATCGTCTAATAAAGTAGTGTTTAATGCTGTTAAACTTCCGCTTTGAACTTGACTGATTATTTCATTGTAAAGTCCCGAACCAATATAATTACGAATGTGAATTTTTTGAGCTTCTTCTATTGATATACGGATATATTTTTCATCTACATTAGGATCAACAAATGTGTAGTCCTTAATATAAGTTGCTGTTAAAAGTAATACGGTTGCCATGTTTTTAAATGTATTTCCAAATAAAACCTCCTGCTGTTTTTCTTATTTTTGAACCTGAAGCAACAGCAGCAATGCTTCTATGGTCAATTCTTGTTTGTCTATATGCTTCTCTTACTCCAATAAATTCAGAAATCAAATTATTATTTTTATCAAATTGTCCTACCTTTTTTTTAAGTGGACTTGTTTCAATTTTTTTCTGCGTTGTTTTTTCTGAGAATTTTTTACCTTTTTGTGAAGGTGGCATAAGACCTCCTTCTAATATATTAAATAAATTATCATATTCTTTAATATATTTTTTTTCTAACTCAATAGCTTCTTTAACTTCTAAATTAGAATGCAATATTTCCAATAAAGGTAAAGTTTTATTTTTTTTCAATTCAATTAACCACTGATGTTTTGCGTAATTATCTTTGTTAGATAATCCACAATGTTTATAATATCTTTTTTTAACATTAGTAGTCATTCCAACATATTTAACATCTTTTGTTAATGGACATCTTAATAAATAAATAGTGTATTTCATAAAATTATTTTTATGCAATATACTAAATATTTTCGTGTCTACAAAATTCATTTTACTTTTTTATCTTAACTACATTGGCTGCAAATATATGTCTACAAAATGGAGTTCTAACTTTACCACCTTTACGAGACCACCAACCACCTCTAAAATTCCAAACATCCCAGCCAACAATTTTACTAATCTGTTCTATTTGCGCTCTTGAATACATTTTATTTGCATCCAAAAGTTTAACGCAAAATTCTCTTGAATTTGTTTTGTCTGACTTAACGCCTGGTCTCCACTCGTAAGTGTACATGATTTTAAATTCCTCAAATTCGTTACCGATTTTATTAGAAGTTCTAATAGCTTCGGAAGTTGGTACTCTAATTAATTTAGTATCACCACCAGTTCTTTTCTCACGTACATTTATTTGCTTTTCATCAATCAACTCTTGAATAATATCGTTTACCCTATCCTCTTTTATTCTTAAAGTATCTGCAATTGTCTTGTTATCCATTAATGGGTCTTTATCTAATAAGCCTACAATATCTCTTTTAATTTGTTTGCTTAATGGAGAAACCTCAACCGCAAACTCAAAACGATTATCTTCATTCATGAATGTTTGCTCAATCACTTCGTAATTTTCTCTATCATCACCAAACATTTTAAAGATTTCAATTACTTCGTCTATTTCGCTTTCAGATGCAAATGAATGGTCGCATATTTGATCTTTAAATCTATGAATAGCACTTGAAACAATTTGTTTTGGTTTGTCCTCTTCCGCTAATGGTGGCAAAGATATTAATGCTCTAATTTCGTTAGCATCCATTGTCTCTAATACTTTAGTTGCAACTAATGGAGATAATGTGTTTAAAGCATCATTAATAGCGTTTGCACTTGCAGTAGCCTTAACATCTAATGGAGGCAATCCATACATTTCACGAATTTCAGGAGGAGTCATTACCTTAATTTTTTCTTCAATTGGTAACTGCTCTTCAATAGGATCTAATTCTTTTAAGTAAATACGATTTGCAAATCCTTTTAATTTCAATAAATAATTAAAATCTTTTTCAATTTCTTTTTGATTTGGTATTATATAAGTTGATTTGTAAAGCTCGTAAGAATCATTTATCTGGTCTTTACTTCCTAACTCACCTGCTGTTTTAATTCCAACCAACATAGGATTTGGAATGTGATGCCCAATTATTAATTCTTGAATAACTTGGTCGTTTAATTCAGTTAACTGTGCATCTACGTTTTGAGGTGTTAAATGTTCAATTGTAGGAGCAGTTTCTCTATTGCCACTAAATGATATTAGTAAACTATTAGCTCTATCAGTACCGGTGAATTTATCTTTTAAGCGTGCTTCAATTTCTTCTTTCTCTTCTTCAGTTGGTCTGCCATTACTAAAGTTTAAAATAGTGCCTGCATTAAATCCACTTTTTATTGCGTTCAATCTATAATTAGAAAGCTCAACATCTATTTCCGCATAAACAGCAGAAGCTACATAGTCAGGTAATGGATAAGCATCTAAGTCAGGTCGATATTCTTTTGAAACAAATATTTGTCTGCCTGTTGGTTTCTCGGGATCAAATAAAGGAATATATTCTAAGTCGGTATCTTCTGGTGTTTGTTTTTGTTTTGACCAGTCCTTTGAATACCAATATCCATCTGCATCTTTTGCCTTTCTTAAATTGTTATAAGGAAAATGTAATAATTCAAAATTATTGCCTGCTTTATTCCAAATAACTTCTAAATAATAACCTCCGAATAACTTTTTATCTAAAACACATTTTCTTACTATATCTTTTAGTGTATCAAAATTTGTATTCTCTTTATTTAAAAAGTCATTTGCTCTGGCTATATCTTCAATAGATAAATCAGTAGAATCAAAACCAACACCAGCCCCACAAATGTAAAGTACCTTACCATTAATAAAAGCATTGTGCTTAGAACTACGATTAAACAAATAAAGTAAATAAGCAGGGTAGTTGTTATAATAACCACCTTCTTTTTCAGCTCCATAAATAACCCATTCTTTTGATTTTTCTTCTTTAAATACAGGTGTTTTATGTGCCTGTAATTTTAAATTTATTACATCGTATATATTACTCTCCATAAGTTATAATCGTTTTACTTTGATTATCGTATTCATTATATATAGGTAAATTACTTTCTACTTTTACCATTCCTATTTCTAAAAGCCCAGTCGTGTTATTTATATCTAAATTACTTGAACTTGTTTGCTCATATATAGCATATTCATAAAATCCTGTTTCTGGCAAAGATACAACACCGCTTGTTAAATTAACTGTTCCTGTTGTTTCAGTTATTAAAAATTTATTATAACGTGTTGGAAAGCCACTTACATCAGATGCAATAAAATTAACTGAACTCATTAATACTTGATGCTTAAATGAAAACAAGTAATAAGGATTTGTCAAAGTAACTTTTTCACTTAATGTAAATACAAGAAAGTTGTTTTGTCCTTTGTTTATGATTTGCATAATTTATAAAGTACCTAAGTTTTGAACTATTGTAAAAAACAAAGGAGTGTATTTCTACACTCCTAAGCAATCAATCAAATAAACGAACAGGAATTTATATGATGCCAGATATTACACCTGAGTTTACTTTGTTAGCTGGTAATGGCTCTTTGCCTGTTAAAGTTAATGAGTAACCGTTTTTATCACCCATTGCTTTACCAGTTGAGCTTGTACCTGCTGTTAAATGCATTGCTCTAGTTTCTCCTGCTAAATGATATACATCGTCAGAATCTTGAACAATAACCATCAATCTGTTTTGAGTAAGTAAACGAACAATGTTACGATTTTTAGCAGTCATTTTATAAACGCTAAAAGTTAAAGTTTGTTCGTAAAAAGTAGTTCCGTTTTCAATAGATACTGTTGCATTTTCATCAAATTGTGCATCTTCCAATTCAACCTCAACAGTCCAGAATTTCTTTCCTGCTGCCATTGTAATTGCACTAACTTGACCAGATGAACTTGTAATTGAAGAAACGTTTGCAAATTCGGTTAAATAAAGTTTCTTTATTCCCCCGCTTCCTTGACGGCAGTCAAGTGATATTCCCTCTATGAGTGTACAAGGCATGTTTTATAAATTTTTAAAAGGGAGCTTTTACACTCCCTTGATTAATATTAAGCGTTTGTATATTGTACTACGTGGTCGATGAACTTAACTGCACAGCCAGCTCTGAAAGCTCCAAATACCTTATATACTCGGTCATCCTGTGAGTACCATGCTTCGATAGTATCAGTATCATTTTGTAAGTCAGTTCCGTAAACTAAGTTTGAAGCGTAAGTAGCAATGATACGATTTTTAACTGCTGTTGGAAGAACACCTGTATCAACTGCATTGTCATTGTTCATACCTGGTACTGCTACAACTTTCATGTTAGTACCTGGATACATTAACTCCCAATTGTTCCATACATTATCTGTAGTGTACTGAGAACCATAGATTCCGTATGTTGATGTAATCTTAGCAGCTAATACTCTGAAAGTATCATAACCACAGAATGCAACGATTGGCTCATTTGCTATTGCAGCAGCTGGTACTTTAGAATAAACATCATCAAAAATAGTTAATACGTTTGTTGAGTTTAAAGTTGAAGCTGTTGCTGCTACTGCTGTTCCTGCTGTGTCAATTGTAGATAACCAACCATTCATTTGTTTTAATACAGTTGAATTGGTGTAAGTTGTTTTACCTTGCCAAATCATTTGCTCAACATTCTTTGCTACTTGAGCAATTTTTCTATCAATGATGTTTTGTGCAATTGACATTGAATCTACGTTAGCTCCTGCTGGTAAATACTTTTGTGTAAAGTAAGCGTTCAAGTCATTTAAACAGAATTGCTCTGAAAACTGAATTCCTACAGTTGCAATTTCAACTTGATTAATTGTTGTTGTACCTGAAGATGTAAAAGAACATGCAGCCGATTGAAACGGTACTGTTGATTCTAATACTGGGATTTTTGCTGAAGATTTGATACCTGTTCTGATATCTACTCCTAACCCTAATGTTTTAGCGCCTAAGATCGCTTTGCTGATTAAGTCCGCCTTATTTTCTTCAATATAAGCGGTCATTGTGCCTAATGAAAATGCCATGATGTTTTGTTTTTAGTTTTTGTTTTTAATTATTATTTGAATACTTGTTTTCTAAATTCTTCTAAACTCGATACTGAGCTTACTTTTTTAAAGTTTTCTTTTGAAGTTGATTTTGGCTCAACACTTGGAGCATCTGCAACCTTTTCAATCAAAGAAAATAACTTTCTGTTTAAATCGTTTTGCGCTACGATTTGAGCGTTTGCAGCTTCTAAAGCAGTATTTGAAATTCCTAAAGCAGATTCTAATTTTGATAATCTTTCGTTTAATTCTGCGAACTTAGTTTCAAATTCTTGATTTGAACTCATTTCTTCCATTACTGGCTCTTCTTCCACAGCTTCAGGTTCTAAACCTTTTACAAGTCCATTCTCAACGTAAACTTTCATCGGTTGATCATTTACCATGATAACCATTTCAGTTACTTCAACTGGTACGTCCATAACTCCATCTGGTGTTATAACTTGTAATTTTGAACCTACCTGTATTTCTTCGCTATCAGTTCTAATGATACTACCATCTGCTGCTTTGTAGTCAGCAAATTTTAAATCTTTAATTTCGTCTTGAAAAATATCTTTGAATAAATCTTTCATATCCGAAAACACTTCTTTAAATGTTTGTTTTTTATTTTCCATTGCTCTTTTTTTTATAAAGTACAGTAAATTCATTTAGTTGCAATCTCAGCAACTTTTTTTCTTAAATTGTGTATTCTATCAGCTAACTGTTCAATAATGCTTACAGGGGCATCTTTTAGCTTTCTTTGAGCAAACGCACCCTCAACACTAAACCCTTTAAACACTCCTGTCTTTATAAAGTCATTCCAAACTTCGTTGTTATCTACTTTAAAAGTTCCGAACCAACTACCCTCTGTTAATGTTGGATAACCTTCTGGTGTTTTAATGCCACGATCTTTATCAATGATAAAAGATTCAACCATGTAAACACCGTTTACTTGCCTTTCAGCATCATGCATCATATTTACATTGTGAGTATAACCTTTTTTAAAGAATCGTTGTGCAATCTTTTCTATTTGGTCTTTATCGAATACAACATAATACTCACCGCTTTCGTCTTTGCGATATATTGGTAAATCTGCAATCATTAAAGCTCCGCTAATCATTCTTTTTTCTTTATTAGCAAAGAATTTAAATTGAGAGTTCATGTTTTTATTTTCCCATTTGCTATAACATATAGCAGCTGCTTGTTCTTGTTCTTTTCCATTTCCTACTTCAACAGATATGCAACGTGAAACAAAGTCGTCTTTACTTTCACCGGCACGTGGATTAACTACCATTTCTTGTCTATCTATTTGTTCAAGTTTTCTTTGCGCCCATTCAATACCTGCATCACCACCCCATGCTAACCACATTAATCGACCACATCCATCTCCTAATTCTTTTTGGCTGTTTTGTCTGTGTCTTTCAAACGCTGCCATTCTCGCAATGGTTTCTCTGCTTATAGCTTCTCCATTTGCTAACTGATTTGCACGTGCCTTACCTACAGGAGTTCCACAATCGCCCCATCCGTTTTCCTCTGCCCATCTTAAAGCTATCTTTGCATTCTCACTTGCTTGTTTTGGGTAGTCGTTATAGCTTTCAAATTGTTGGTCTTTAAATGCAAACCAATTTGTTTCTGTGGCTGGTTGATCTACTAATGCTACGAATTCCACTCCAAGTTCATCGCTATCATCTATTACTAATTTATACACTGGTAAATTTTCCATGTTATCCTATTTTTGAATTATTACTTAATTTGTTTACTCTTTCTGTTACTGCTCTGCTTTCACTTTCTACTACATACGCTTTCATCGGTGCTGCTTGTCTTTGCCCTTGACTTGCTACCGTTCCATCTGGGTTTAATTGGGTAACTGTGTTTTGTGCTGTTAATCCTTGCGGAGGTTGTCCGCCACCTTGTGAGAAAGTACCTAAGTTACCGCCACCACCACCGCCACCAGTTGATGGAGCTTCAAACTTTTGTTTTGCAATTACAGCTACCCTTGCCAATCCGCTTGCTATTGCTAAACCTGCTGCAACAGCTCCACGTATCGGAGAAGTTGGATCACCAGGAACTACTTGTGATGCAAATGCTGACTGAGCAGCTAAATATGTTTCAATGGTAGTTTGTGCTAAACTTGCTGCTTTCTTTACATTAAATGCTTTCTTTTGGCTTTCTATACTTTTACCCGCAAAAGCATCTGTTAATTCTTGAACAGCGTTTAAACTTTGTAAAGTTGATTGAACAGCAAAATCCGAATTTCTTTTTCTTATTGCTAGTTCTTCGTCTCGTCTTTTCTTTTCAGCTTCAAACTCTGCTTGTATCCTTGCGTTGTTTTCTTCTCTGCGTTTATTTTGTAAATCAGATAATCTTTTTAATTCAGCATCAACTGCATTTTGATAATCAGTTTCTTGTTTTAATTTAAAAGCATTATATGCTTCAATTTCTTGTGGTGTTGCATATCCTAAAGCTATACGTGTTTCAATTCTTTGTTTTGCGATTAACTGCTCGGCATCACCAAATTTATTACTTAATGCTTCAATTGAATAATCAATAAACTTTTGTTCAGATTGTCTATAAAACTCAGCATCTGCTAAATCTTTAGCTTTCTTTTTATCTGCTGCTTCTTTTTCTTTTGCAGCTTTATCTTTATCTTTTGTTTCTTTTTCTTTATTAGCATCTGTTTCTAATTTAGCCTCTTGTATTTTTAAACCTTGTTGAAGTGCTAACCTATCATTAGCTAACTTTTTCATTTCTTCTAATGACTTGCTGTTAGCTTCTTGAAGTTCTTTTAGTTCTTTACCATCTCTAAATTTCATCAAGGCCGAACGCTCAACAATTTCTTGTTTTAAAGCTTGTACTCTTTTATCAATGCTTTTTATTTCAGCTTTTGTGTTTTCCTCGTTAATCTTTGCAAGTTCCTGAGCATTTTTTCCCTGTGCTGCTGCTAAATCTAATCTAAATTTATTTTCGTTTTTAAGTTTTTCAGCAGCTTCATTCATCAATTCAAGTTCTCTTTCTCTTTGCTTAATTGATTTTTCCATTGCTTCTGTTTCATCATCTTGAGCATTTACAAGTAGATAAATCCCTGCTACTAATGCTGCTACTGCTGCTACTATCGCACCTATTGGATTTGCTGCTACTGCTGCATTCCATAACCATTGAGCTGCTGTTACTATTTTTGTACCAATGGCTGTTGATTTTAACATAGCTCCAACTATCTTCAAACTATCTCCCATCCCTGCAAGTCCTTGAATGCCCTGTGCTAAAGCCATTGCAGCTTGTACTTTTGCAAGTGATTCATTTAACGCTTCGGATTCACTTCCAAATAATTGTGCTGCACCCTGTGCTGCTGCAAATCCATTCGCTATGCCTGCTCCTAAGTTTGCAAATGCCTGAAATTTAGCTTCTGGCTTTAACATATCGATTGATTCGTTTAAATCATCAATACGTTCTTTTGTGCCTGCTAATTGATTTCTTATTGCTGCAAATTCTTTTGTGCCTTCCTTACCTGCAGCAGCAAGTTCAAACATCTTATCTTCTAAAATGTTAAATTGCTCTCTTAGGTCTTTTGCAGATGCAACCGCCCCTGCGGTTTCTATATCTATTTCAAAAACTGTTTTTGCCATTACTTATTAAGTACCAATTATGAGTAAACTCGTATTTCTATTTGAGTGTCCAATAAAACATCGTCTAAATAACCCGACCCTAATGTGTCAGCAACTTGTACTGCTATTTCATTATTACCTATTCTGTTAGCTAATATTATCGCCTGAACTCCAACCATGCTTAACCCTGTTTGGTTTATCATTACAAATGTTTTGTTTGCTGTAAATTCACCGTTTGATATTAATTTATATTCACCAACTGCATAATAACTAGATGTTATTCCGCTGCTCATTGTTGTTTCTAAAACATTTATCGTTGGTGCTGTTACCCCTGTTTGAGTTAACAATGCCACATATTTTTTATAAGATACATTATTTAATGTTTTAATTCCATTGTTATAACTTACATTAGATTCTGTTACTGTAACTCCACTACTGTTAGTTATTGCTACATTTGAAACACCACCTAAAACTGTAACCCCTGAACTTGCTAAAACACTAATATTTTTACTTCCAGCTCCTACTACATTTGAATCGCCACTTACAATTACACCTTCACCACTTTGAACAATATTATTCCTACCGCTTACTATTGCTCCATCTGCTATTTGATTATTGTTAAATGTAGTTGCTACCCTTCCAGTTGGTGCTGGTGTATCTAAATTAATTTCTTTAGTACCGCCATTTATATCAACTCCATTATCGTCTTCAAATGGTGGTAAAGTTTTTAATTTTATGAATTCACATTTTGTTGGCTGGTTATTTATTCGATCATAATCAATAATCTTATTTAACCTCCAATATTCATTTTCAAAAAAGTAAGTATCTCTAAAATCTAAGTTTTGAATATCCCACTCATTTAATAAAAAGTAACCTGAGAATATTTTAGAATCTTTATCACTTATTTGCTCAATATAATCTTTCCAATATTTATTATAAAGGTTATTGCCTGTATATTTTATTGGTGTATAATATACTTGATAAGGAACTCCAAAATTTAAATCAAATGTTGGATTTTGAACATCGTCTAAGTGACCAGCGTAAGGATAGTTACTTCTAAAAGTAGTACCACTTGTTGCTATGTGCTGCCATTGTACATTAGTGGTTTTAAGACCACCCCAATATAACAATCTTAAATTTGATTGTGTTGGTTGTATCTGACCGTTTGAATTTAAAGTATATATCTTAGATAATACTCTGTCATGACCTATCGTGTCAACTAATGGTGTTGGGCTAAATATTAATTCTGTTCTTACTTCACCTTTTAAGAAATCATTTAATATATCATATTTCTTTTGACCATAAATTTCATTAAAAGTTGTTTTATAGTTTTGGTTAAAATAATCCGAATCCTCTTTATAACTAAAAACATAAGATTTTGTATTTAATTCACCTAATGGTATTATTTTAGTTTCTTTTGAATAATCTATCTTGTCTGACCAATCCTGTACAGTTCCACTACTATAAAATGTAGGTCTTGGCTCAATTATTAGTTTATTAGCATTTGCCTTATCTACTTCGACAAATAAATTAAAAGCTTTTACTATTGAGTTAAAAAATTCACTTTGCTTTATTTTGTCAGGAAGTACAGCGTTTATTTCTACATCATCGTCTTCTTGTATATTGGTATCTGCTAAAGCTACTGAAAAATAACTGTCTTGTAATATATTAAGTTCAGCATAACTATTTAATCCAACTGTTTCACGTGAAGTTCCAACTGTATAAAGTGAAGGTGGTGAAAGTTGATCGCCTGCTGTTTTTGATATTTTTACTTGTATTATATCATTTTTTTCTAAATATGCATTTATAGATAATGTTCCATCACTAGTTAGTGAGGTTGAACCACTTGATATTGTAGCACTATAATTTTGTTGATTTAATATATTAAATGAATCTTCCCTTGCTGCAATAGCTGCATATGGTTGTATATTTATTACTCTACTTGCTATTGTTTGAATATATGATCCTTTATTTTGTGGATTTCTAATTATTCCTAAAATTCCAACCGTATTAAAAGTTGTTGCTAAACTTACATTTGCTGCAGTAGGATAGTGTTTTACATTAGCTCTAACATATGCGCTAATAGTATAAGTTCCAGATTTTTCAATTGTAAATGTTTGATAATTACTACCACCATCTTGATCTGAGAAATTATTTCCTACATCATTATTAGGTGCAGTTGTTTTATCTTGATAATTTAATGTTACTGCGTATTCTCTTGATCCATCACCTAATATAGGATATTGATTATCCTGTTTAATTGTTTGAGTAGATGTTTTACTTGCCCTTCCTGTTCTTTCAGTTACTTGTTGATTTGTAAGTTTTAAAGCAGATGCACCTGAATAAGGTATAACAAGTTTTTTAAATATTGTTGAATTGAAAAAGTTTGACTGATAGCTAAAACCTGCATCTGAAAACATTTTATCAATTATAGTTTTAACAAATAATGCGGGAAACATGTTTGTAACATTGAACCTACTGTTTATTTGAAATCCATAATCAATCATCGGATAACAGAATCCAGAGGTGTTACCCCAACTTAACTCTTGGTTGTATAAAGTATATTTGTGATTATACTCACTAAAATCTAAATCACGTAAATATTTATTATTAAAAAACTGATAAACGTTTTGTAGCTCACCAAAGAATGCCACTTCATATTGTATCTCGTATTTATCAGTTACATTAACATTTAATAACTGGCAAATACCTTTGAACTGAGTAGCTTCGTTGTAAGTTATTTCAGCAACAGCTTTTAAATTCGGATTAAAGTTCGGAGTAAAGTTAGTAGTGCCTGTACTATTAATGACTGCGTTAACATTCCAAATATTCGAAAACAATTTATTGTTAAAAGTAGTACCAGGTAATATAACCGTTTTGCTCCATGTTGTAGAGCGTTTCTCAGGTTCACGTATATCCGCAATATTAAAGTTAAGAGGGATTGAAACTTCATCCGTTAAATCTATTTGCTCATTATTGATATAAATTTTAGTTAAAATCATCTTCTTTGTCTTTTTCTGTTTTGTGAATAGGTAAATGAAATAACTAAATTAAATAGTTGCTGACTTGCTTCGTATTTTGTTTCATAGTTAGCATTCGTGATATTTACAGAAACTAAATTGCTGCCTTCATAAATATAAACATCTGGACTTGTTACAAGCTGTTCTAACCATTCGCTTTCAGCTTCCGTTATCCAATCACTATTGATTGTAATCGTATCGTCTAATACAGTTTCATATTGACTTAAACCTCTGCTCATTCTTGAGTAATTGTAATTAACACCACTCCATTCGTTTGGATTGCTTTTGTAAGTATTACGTTTTATGTTGGTGCTTTTTGTCTTTGCACCGGTGAAAGTGTAATAATCATACTTACCATAGTTATTCATGAACTTAAAACGGATAGGAGCGTATTTACTACAATATTCATCTATTGTAATTCTTTTAATTTCACTTACTGCTGAATATGTTGGTGGCTCATCCGAATATAACATTTGTATTGTATAATAAGATGAACTTGCGTTGAATATTGGAGCAGTACCTTCGTATAAATCACCAGTAACTAATGAATTTAAAAAGTCATAAGATATATTTGCATTTAAACTATATTCAGCTACATTGCTATAATCAAAAGGGGATTGCAACTTAACTGTTTTTTGCAACGTTCCTGTTACTGTATATACCTTTATTTCTAAAAAAGTTTGACCAACATTTTGAACTAAATAACCAATATTTAATTTTTCTCCAACTCTTGTTAAAATATTTGGGCAATCAGTTAAAAATTTAGAACTTGAATTAAATAATGAATATTTATTTTTAGTATAATCTAAAAATGTTAAAGGATCAAAAACACCATTATAAGCATAACCAGTTCTAGTTGTTAAGTTAGTGTAGTTAGTTATTCCACTACTTGCCCCGTATTGTTCTCCAAATTTAACATCGTATGAAACAATTGAATTACCACATGTTTTAAATGCAGTTGTATTGTCATCTGCATCCATAGATAAATAATTCTGTATTATTCCGCTAATATCAAATACACCTGAACTATTAGTAGGATTCTTTCCTACTTCCAAACGTGTATAATCGGATGAACCGTTTACATAAATATCTGCTATATATCTAAAATTAGGTTGTGTTACATTCGTGCTGCTTAATGTAAATATCATTTGATTATATGCCGGTGCGTAACTTGCAGGTGTGTTATATACTGTTATTGCCATTATGGTTCAAATTCTTTTATTATATCTTTTTCTAATTGTGGTATTTCACTTGTTAAGAATGGTTTTCCTTTATATCCAAAACGCTTTATCGTTCCTTTTTTAAGTATGTTAGTAGCTATTGCATAGCTCAAAGACCTTCTTTCTTCTTGAGTGTTTGCTATTTTTTGTAGTTCTGGCTTATCGCCTATCCATTTTAAAATCTTAGGTTGTAATTCTTTTCTTTTTTCTTTAGTAAATCCTTTTGGCTTAGTGCCTTTTTCTAAGTCTTCCCAATAATCTTCAATCTCAATCTTTACAGTTACAATATTGCCATTTTTTGTAGTAGGTAATGGTTTTATAGATTGATAAATATTTCCACTTGCTACAAATCCAAACTTATCTAAATTATTTAATACTCTTTTAATAAATTTATTTACAGCATCGTTAGGAGTGTTCTTATCTTCTAAGTTGTTTAAAAGATTATCTAACTCTTTTGAAACTTCATCTTTAATTACACCTGTTGCCATTTATTTCTGTCTTTAATGTAACTTAAATAGTTTAAGAATGCTACTACATTCATATTTAAAAAGTAATCCCATTTTGTTCTATCCTTACCGCTTAAATTGTCAAGTGTAACATACCAACTCCAATAATCTAAGTGTTTTTGTTGTTCAGTTCTTTCATTTCGCTCTGGATCACTTCCCTCGCTTCTTTCATTTGATTTACCAAATAATCCTCTATAGTTGGATATAAATTCTCTATAACTTTGCAAAAAAAAACACAGAGAGGATAAACAATGCCAACATTCATTGACTTTATGTGTTCAACTCTTTCTTTATAATCCATTTCAACCTCTTTGTATTTAAACCAGTTTAATTTGTAAGGTTTAACAAACATTGCTACTAACTGAGGTAAGTTTGCTATTATAGATTCTTCGCTCTCTGTTAATTTAGCCAAGCTTATAAACTCTCCAGCATTTAGTTTACTTATATCATAATTAACAATCCATCTGTACCCATTATGTTTAAATACCTCAACTGCCTTCGGAAACTCCATGTGAAAAATAAAGTTAACCGATTTAATTAATTCTTTAAGCTGGTCTATTCTTATTCTTTCAACATCTGCAACAGGAATATCGGTTATAATAGATATAATTCTTATTTCACGATCTATTGCATCAATTTCCTTGTCTCTAACTATATCATAGATAAGAGGAAACTTACCTATTGATATTTCATGCCAACTGTTTGGAATTTCTATTGTCATATTTTAAAAAGTACCTTTGTTTTACATTAATGTGTATCGACCTGTTTTATATTTTGAATAAGCATGGAAGCTCAAACAACTTGCCATAACACCATCGTCATGGAAGCCATTAGGGGCTGAATACTTTATCACTCTGCTTTTTGGATTATATTCGTAAGTAAACATTTCAAGCTCTTTGTCTAACCAGTCCACATTTAAGAATCTAACCTCTTTATTTTGATTTGCAACTATTAAACTTTCAACTATTTCCTTTTTGCTTTGGTTAGTAGTTACAAATGGCTCAATAGTACAAAACGATGAACATTCCTTTTGTAGCATTTCAAATATCACATCACCTATTGAGTTAACCTCAACTAATGCTGTTTGAACTCTGTTTTCTCGTAATCCATGAGCTATGTTCTTAACTATGCTGTGCCAGTCGGTATGTCTCCATCGTTCAATATAAAACTGTTCACCTTTTTCATTGAATATAGATAGTACCGAATAATCGTCTGCCCTTCCTAAGTCAATCCCTGCGAAAGCTCTCCCATTTGCTTTATTATCGCTTAATTGCCTATTATTGAATAATGTTGCTGTGCCATCTACAAACTCTGCTAAGTATTCCTGCCTAAATACCATGTCAGGAAGCGTGTATTTAGCATCGTCAATCTCTTTTGGGTTAATCATTGGGTTATCGTAGGAAGTCATAGTAAAGGACTTGTACTGCTCGTTAATCCCATCCAATTGGTACATCTTATAGAAATGGTTTTTACCTTTTGGAGTGCTAATTAATAAAACCTTTTTACCTTTAACTAAAACGGTTGCCCTTAATACCTCAGTCCATGCTTTCTCATCCATAAATGCAAACTCATCACAAACAAGGTAATCGAACGTGAAGCCACGAATGTTATCGTATCTTTCAGCACTAAAGAATTGAATTGTTGATCCTGTTATGTATTCGAGTACCAACTCCGACTGATTAACCTTTCGGTATATTTCAGGTCTTTTGGCAAATGCTTTGTAAACCTCTTCAAATACTTTTTTAGATTGTTTATATACAGGGCTTACCCATGCGCATTTTACTTTTTTATTATTTAAAGCCCAATATAATAACTGATTAGAAGCGAGTAAGGTTTTACCAAACTGCCTACCTATATTGATAACATAATACTTTTCATTGCTGAAATTTATAGCATCATGTATTATCTTCTGATTCCTGTGTGGTGTGTATAGTATTGCTTTCGCCAAAGTCCGCTGTGAATTTCATATTACCACTTACTTTCAATTCTTGTTGCTCAATGTAGCCACGTTTTTTTCCTTTACACTTTAAATAGAACATAGTTGATAAAGGATTGCCTTTTTTAATTTGTTGGTGCAAAGCTGACTCCGCAAAGTCCAAAGCTACATTGTCAATCTCTTTTACTTTACGTTTATACTCTTTATCTTTTTTTA